TCATAAATGACGAGTTTCCTGATTTGCCGAAAGTCACGAAAGAACAGGTGGCATTCAAAGCCGGACGCATGGGTATGACGGCACTCACGGCCAACGGCGGCGGTGGGGACAGCGTGCAAGCAATCCGTCACGCATCGCTCGCGTTCGCCATCGCCGGGGCCAACGCCGGGTTGCGGTTGCAGAACGTGAGGAACGCGCGATGACTGACCCTATCATCGAGGCTGTCCGCGCTGATTTGTTGCGTCGCAGTGCCGCCGGTATCGCCAAATACGGGACGACGCTCGCCCGGACGGACCTGAGTTTGCGCGACTGGTTGCAACATGCGTATGAGGAAACGTTAGATCAGGCGAACTATCTTAAGCGGGCGATTGTGGAAATTGACAGGCAGGGAACGCTGCTATGACCCGCGTGCTGGTGGCCGGGGTTCAAGATTACCCGGATTATTGGACCGTCGATGAAGTGTTATCGGGGCATCATCATGCATCGCCGATTACATGTATCATTGAAAGTAATGCACTTGGGCCGGAACGGTTTGCGCGGAATTGGGCGGAACGGAATGGCGTGTCAGTTGTGACAAGTCAATGGTGGGCCGCGCCTTTTTACCCTGACTTCATAATCGCGTTCCCCGGTGCGGATGCGGCCCTACTTGACGCCGCGCGCGCCATCGGGTTGAGTGTGCTTGAGATCGTGGAATAACCCACGGCATAACGAGAGAGAGGGATTGTGATGACGCCGGAGTATGCGGAGTTTTTGGCGAGTAAAGCGCCACAAGCAAAGCCTAGTGGATTGTCAAAAATCCATGAACTATCGTCAAACCTAAAACCATTTCAAAACGCCATCACGTCATGGGCGCTTCGCCGCGGGCGCGCCGCCATTTTCGCGGGGACAGGTCTCGGGAAAACGCTAATGCAACTGACATGGGCGCGCGTTGTATGTGACCATACGGACGCGCGCGTCATGATCCTTTGCCCGCTGGCGGTCGCCGAACAGACCATAACGGAAGCGCAAAAGTTTGGCATCCCTGGCGTTGCTTACGCGGCGGATGATACAGGCGAATTGTCTGATATAGTCGTGACGAACTATGAACGGTTCGAGAAGTTCGACATCGCCGACTTTGAAGGAATCGTTCTGGATGAAAGCGGGATCATCAAATCTCATGACGGAAAAACTCGGAAGATACTGACGGACGCCTGTCGCATGATCCCGTGGCGCTTGTGTTGCAGCGCGACGCCAGCGCCGAACGATTACACGGAATTAGGCCAGCACGCCGAGTTTCTTGGCGTCATGGACGCGAAGGAAATGCTTGCCATGTTCTTTGTCCATGATGGCTCCATCCGCGCCAATGACATGACACAGACAACGGACGGATGGCGCTTGAAACGCCATGCCGTCAATGACTTTTGGCGGTGGCTTGCGTCGTGGTCCGTCATGGTTCGTCATCCGCGCGATCTTGGCTTTGATGAGCCTGGGTATGACTTGCCTCCGCTTACGTTGCATCAGGTAACAGTCGCTGCGGAATACAAGCCAATAGCGGGCGATCTGTTCCCCATGCAAGCGTCAACGCTCGCGCAACGGATTGGCGTTCGGCGCGAGACGGCGCAAGATCGCGTGAAGAAAGCGGCGGAAATTGTGTTGCGAGAACCGAATGAGCCATGGCTTGTCTGGTGCAATCTCAATTCCGAGGGCGATGCGATTGAGCGGCTTCTTCCCAACGCTTTGCAGGTCGCGGGGAAAGATACGCCGGAGATCAAGGTCAACCGGCTATTGGGTTTCAAAGAAGCACGCCCCTTGATGCTGGTCAGTAAACCTTCTATCGCCGGGCACGGCATGAATTACCAGCATTGCGCACGGATGATCATGGTTGGCCTGACGGATAGCTTTGAACAGGTTTATCAGGCGATCCGGCGTTGCTGGCGTTTTGGACAAACAAGGCCGGTTGAAGTCTATTTTGTCGCGTCGGAACTCGAAGGCGCCGTTGTCGCCAATCTTCGCCGGAAAGAACTGGCGTTTGAGGAAATGCTTGACGGCATGTCGGGCCACATGAGGGACCTGATGCGCGAGAATGTCATCGGTGGCCGCAATGCGTCCATCGTCATTGAACCAACAATGAAAATGGAGTTACCGCAATGGATGATGTGAACGTCTTCAATCAGGAGAAGGGCGAAAACTGGGCGATCTATAATTCGGATTGCGTCCAGATGATGGACGGTCTGCCAGAAGCGAGCGTGCATTATTCGATCTTCTCGCCGCCGTTCGCTTCGCTTTACACGTTTAGCGATGATCCGCGCGACCTGTCAAACAATCGCGATGACGCGGTGTTTTGGGATCACTATAAGTTCGTCCTGAAAGGTATTTTTCGTGCATTGAAACCGGGCCGCATGGTCAGCATTCATTGCATGGACCTGCCAACATCCATCACGCGCGACGGCTTCATTGCCATTCGTGACTTTTCGGGAGAAAACATCCGTGTCTGCGAGGATGTCGGCTTCTACTATCATTCCAAGGTGACAATTCGCAAAGACCCGGTATCGGCGATGCAGCGGACAAAGGCGCTTGGCTTATTGCATAAGCAGATTGTCAAGGATTCTTGCATGAGCCGGATGGCAATCGCCGACTACATCATCACCATGCGGAAACCGGGCAAAAATGATGAGCCCGTCAGTGGCGTTTTCGAGACCTATTATGGCGACGACATGACGGACGAACAGCATACCGCGCTATGCCGCGCGACGTATCAGGGCGGTGCCGGACGGACATTCGAGGAACACAAGTCAATCATGGTTTGGCAGCGTTACGCGGAACCGATCTGGACTGACATCAATCAAAGCGACGTTCTATCGCATCGCGTGGCACGCGAGGAACATGACGAACGGCACATCTCGCCGCTTCAACTTACGCCCGTGCGCCGTTGCATGGACCTGTGGACCAATCCCGGCGACATCGTTTTGTCGCCATTCTCAGGCATCGGCACGGCGGGCTACATCGCCGTTGGCATGGGACGCAAGTTCGTCGGCGCTGAGTTGAAGCCGTCATATTGGCGTCAGGCCGTCGCCAATCTTCGCCTTGCCGAACGGGAGAAGAACGTCGACACATTGTTCGACGCGGCGGACTGACAACCCGCCAAATCCATCTTGACACACGCCCGCAAGAGGTTCATTCTAGCACCATGACGAAACCGAGACAATCACTCACATTCACCGCGCCGCAATTAACTTACCTCAAACGGGAGGCCGCGCGGCTCGGTGTCAGCGTGTCGGAAGTCATCCGGCGGATTATTGACGCATATCGGGAGAAGGGGAAATGAACCGCGACCAGACGCCGCGCGACATCACCAATCCGCAGCCGTGCTACATCCGCATGGTGCTGGTCAAGCACGGTCCGCCCGTCGCCGCGCGCATCTTTCACCGTCTGGGGATGCTGGCGGCTGAAATCAACGGGCAATCGGCGGATGTGGATCGCGTGTGGACGAGTGGGGAGCTTATTGACGAAAGCACTTACAACGTCATGATGCGCGATCCGCCCCCCGCGCCCCACATCCCTGTTTACGTCAGCAGCGCCGGTCTTATGGATCAGGCGCGCGAAGAGGAAGAACGCTTGTGGTGGCTTACGCGGCCAATCACCTGACAGAATACACGCCAATACCGGCGTGCATGAGCGACCGCGCCCTGCTCCGAACGGGTGCAACGCACGAAAGAACGCAACGATGGCTTTTTTACCTCCTCCCCCCGCCTCCAGTGGCGAGGACCGCCTGCCCATTCTGGCCTACAACGCGAAGGCCGGACGCATGTTCCTACAGGACCGCAAGCAGGATGCCAACGGCGAATGGCATACCGAAAAAGTTGACGTGACGATGCAGCAGCCGCCATTTGCCGTCGATTTCGGACGGTTGGAAGTCGGCTGGTCTTTCTTCGCGGAAGGACAGGCTCCCCTCTGGTCCATGGTTCCCTACGGCCAACCTTTACCGGCGCAACCGGCCTCCCCTGGCCTGGATGCGGAAGGCAAGGCGCAACGGTTCCGGCAGGCATTCCGCGTGCCGGTATGCGGTTCCGCCATTGGCGGTGTTCGTGAAATGGCCGGGAACAGCGGCGCGATGATCACAGGCATGAACGAACTACACACACAGTATGAAGCCGCGCAGGAAGCCCGCCAGGGTATGCTCCCGCTGGTCAAACTGGTGAACGTCATTCCCGTGAAGGTCGGACGCTCGGAAAATTTCCAGCCGGTCTTTCAGATCGTCCAATGGGTTCCCCGGCCTGACGCGCTCCTCGGCGCGCGCACCGTCCCGCCACCGTCCGGCGCCGTTCCGGCCGCTCAGCCGGTGCAAGCCGCGCCGGTAGCGCCCACGCCCGCGCCCGTCGTCCAACCGCCTCCATCGCCGCCCGCGCAATCGGCGGCGGTGCCAGACGCCATGCCATTCTGACAAACAGCCCCGGCCTAATAAGCCGGGGTTTCTTTTTTCCTTGACCATGCTCCATTTATCAAAGATTATATTTTGATAGCAAAAGAGCGAACCATGTCAGAAAACACAAGAGACCGCGCTGTTTTCTTCCGCCTCCCGTCCACGCTTTGGGAGGCGATAGAGGCGGATATGGCCGAACGCGGCCAGTCAATCACGACATGGATGCAACGCGCCTGTGAAAGCCGCCTCGCGCAACGCGAACTACCATTGACACTCAGGGACGGTGGATAGTGGCCATGTCCGCTTATGCCGGACCAGACAGCGATCTGGTCCCAAACGCGCGGGACATGCTGGCATTTTGTGAATACTGGTTCCAGCACGTCACCCGTGGCGTGATCGAGATCGGCTGGATGGACCCGGAAGGGCGCGGCCTGATCCACTTCGCGCAATTCGAACGCGACGACATCGCCAGCCTTGTGTCAACCGCCGTTCAGGTCAATATGGTGCCGGGCCA